CATTTCCAATTAACAGCCCCAACAACTTACAAAACTAATTTAATACCAATACTATATATTCCTAAAGTTTATATATTATCTTCTTTTACCCTTCCTTAGATTCTTTCCTACCAAAGAAAGGATATATAATATCCTAAAGAAAGGTAAGGTTTTCCTTGTTCCTTCCCTAATGGTTTCTTATCAAACTAAAGCTTATTTAATAGTTTTGGCCTTTACGGCATAAAAATATCTACTAGGTTCTTCTAATCTAGTAGCCAAACGAGTAGTCTTCTTTTTCTACGGTAGTTTCACCTTGTCCGTATCCAAGGGCGACAGCAAGCTGTCTCAAGAAAAGATTATCTTCTATTTACCCCCCCATGAGTTCTACCTGACCACTTCAGGACATATACTCAAAGAAGAGTAACTTTATTGTAACAAATTTTAGAAATCTTGTCAAGTAGTTGACAAAAAAATTTCTATATGATACAATGGAATCGTAGTATATATGATAGGGGTGAAATATGGATATAGCAAAAGATTTGGCGAATTGGTTCAAAGAAAAAAATATTAAAAATCGTAACGATTTAAGGCGGGACTTAAAAAGCGCCCTCGATAAATTTCCCTATTTAAATCAACCAATTATTGAAGGGTACTTCTCCCTATACAAATCTTCTATAGCTAGTGAAGAAAAAGTTAACGTTGTAGCAATAAGCGACTTTCACGTACCGTTCCAAAACAAAGAATTTGTAAAAAATTTTATAGAATTTATTTCCGATTACAAACCTGGAAAGCTAATAATACTAGGCGATTTCGTCGACTTCTACGACTTGAGCAGATTCGACAAGGACCCTTCTAGGGTCGGAAATTTACAAAAAGAACTTGACATCGCTTTCTCAATATTGTACCTTTTAAGAAAAGCATCCCCTTCGACAGAAATTATTCTTGTTGAAGGCAACCACGAAGATAGGTTAAGAAAATACCTCTGGAAGAATTCTAGCGTAGCTTCCATAAGAGAGTTAAAGCTTGAGCGGTTATTGCGGTTAGATGAAATTGATAATGTAACTTTAGTTGGAAGCTATGAACTTCGTGGTGTTATCTTTACCCACGGTGAACTTGTCCGTAAGAATTCTTGTTATTCTGCTAAGGCTGAGTTTGAAAAATATCTTAAGTCCGGAGTAAGCGGCCACACCCACCGCCTAGGGTTTTATAATATGAGTACTTGCGGTAAGGATAATTTCTGGTTAGAGATTGGTTGCGCTTGCGAACCTACTATGGAATATGTAAGTAATCCTAATTGGCAGAACGGGTTTGCAATACTAGAGTTTGACAACGACGAAGTATTCCCAACAATAGTAAAAGCTTCTAATAATAGATTCTCTGTTAATGGAAAGATTTATGGATAGCTCCTGTCCTACCCTCACCTCCTTCCTACCCCCTCATGAGTTAGCCTAGTGGAGGAGCCTACAAAATTGTAGCGCTAGGTTTTTTCTTTAAGAAAGGTATACTATGTTGAATAAATTCAAATACACTCTGTATTCAATAATTATCTGTGGGATGAGCTTTCTAACCTGTTTGACTATGGTATGGTTCTGTAATGAATATCCAGTAGCGCTGAATGTATCTAATAGGAAAATACCCAACAATAAAAAAAAACAACGCTATAGCGAGTTTAGGTTACGTATGGAAAAACTTTATAATGGAGATGGAAGATGTTAGACGAAAAGCAAAAGAAATTTGTAACAACCTTTTTAGAAACTGCCTCTCCTGAAGCTTCTGCTATACTGGCCGGGTATCCAAGGAAAGACGCTAGAGAGATAGCTCTTGACCTATTGGCTAATAGTGAAGTACAAGAGTATATGAAAAAAAGAGAAGAAGACTTTGTCAATATTACTAAAGCACAAAAGATGAATAAGGAACGCTTGTTACGTGCTATGTATTATCAATATAGCAAAGCCAATAATCTCAACAGGGTTAAAGAAGCAACTGATATACTAGAGAAGATAGCTAGATGGTGTGGAGTCGAACCTGATAATATGAAGGTTGACCAACCAGTTATCAATGTTAGTAATCTTGACCCGAGTAAGATTTAAAAGAGTTGCCACTAGGTGGGGTTCCCCCTTAAATTATGCCTATCAGAAGTAGCGTACGTACTATCTGACCATAGTTAGGAGTCTATGTGGTGCTAAGGTTCACAGCGGAATGCGAGAAGGGAAATGAACCAACTTCTTCAAGGGAGTGATACAGGTGTTGACGGCGGATAAAGACCAAAGAGTAACCGCAGGACGAGGGTTCGAATCCCTCCACTTCCACCAATAAGATTATGACTGAATGTAATTACAATTTATTACCTGCGCAAAGACAGTTCTTAGAAATCCCTCATGATTATGATATAGACGTAGCGCTGTATCAAGGAGGCTATGGTAGTGGTAAAACATTTGCTGGTAGTCTTCTTGGTACTTTGTTGTGTTTGAAATATCCCAAGATAAGAGGGTTGGTAGGTGCACAAACAATAAAGCTTGTAACAGACACCACCCTTGTAAGCTATAAAGAACATTTTGAAAAGATGGGGCTTAAGTATACCCATAATAAATCTAGCAATATAATAACTCTTGAAAACGGAAGCGAGATATTATTCCGCCATCTGGAAGAACCAGATAAGATTAAATCTTTAAACCTCGGGTTCGTAGAGATAGAAGAGATGAGCGATGTACCACAATCTACCTTTGAGATGTTGCTAGCCCGTCTTAGACAAGAGAAGCGTCCTGAATGGGGAGATGATTTTAGATATAGATTATTTGGCCATACAAACCCAGAGAGCCGTAAAGGTTGGATATATGAGAAGTTTGTAGAAAAACCTAGACCAAACTTTAGAAGAATTATAGCCCCAACCACAGATAATATTTACCTCCCTAAAGGATTTGTACAAACTCTAAAAGATACATATGATGAAGATTACTATAGGGTTAATGTACTTGGAGAGGATGTAGATTTTACAAAAGGCTTGGTCACTAAGCATTTTAATAGAGACCTCCAGCTACGTAGTGATTTAAAGATACGCCACGACATGCCGCTCCATATCACTTGCGACTTTAACAAAGACCCTATGTGTTGGTATATATGTCAACATTATGATGGCGACATTTACGTCCTTCATGAGGTAGTGACTCAACATGCGACTACAGAAGGGACTTCAAGATTTGTAGCAGAAGAACTCTTGACAGGATATAAGGATTGCAAAATAATTATAAACGGTGATGCTAGCGGTAAATCAGATACTACCAAAGGTAGCGATTATCTGATAATGCAGAATATATTCAAACAAGCTGGCTATGATGTGAAGCTGGCTGTTATGAATAAGAACCCCGATATAGGCTGGCGTACTGCTTGCTGGAACAGAATGTTCTTAGGTCCTGATAATAAACCCCATGTCTTTATCCATCCTTCTTGCGTGTGGCTGATATACAACATAGAAAACTTTGAAATGGAAGAAGGCGGGAGCCGTCCTAAAAGAATATCTACTGGTAAGTTAAGGGTAGACCCAAGGGCAAAATATCTAGGCCACCCATTTGACGCAGTTAGTTATTTGATTTGTTTATACTATCCGATAAAACCTGTTGATTTAAAAGCTTATCAAGGCCCTCCGATGTTGGATGTGTTCGGAAATAAATATACAAGCGGAGTTTAATTTTGGCAATATACGAATACAAACCTAATGGTAAAACTGATAGACGTAGCTTGAACAAAGCTAAACGTGATGTTATTGTTGCTGATATATTGGATAAGTTCCACGATTGGTATGACCAATTAACTGAGAGCAGAAAAGATACTGTTGCTATACTGAAGGAAATATTCCCTTGTTATAAAAACACCTCCGGGGAAGTTAAGAAAATTCCGGATGTTTATGAACAGTACCAAACTTATATGAGTGCGATATATAGAGCAACTTATCAATCATATGATGGGATGTTTGATATAGAAGGACAAGACCTACGTAGTAATGATTTGTCGTCTATATATAAAGCAAGTTTAGTATATGACTTCTATAAGATAAATCTTAAAGGAACGCTTGACGGAGTCCTTGAGGACTGGACAACTAAAGGCGAAGCCGCTGTATATATCCATTGGGACCAAGATATTGAGAAAGTCCCACAAGTTGAAGGCGAAGCCATCCTTGATTCTGAAGGTAATATAGTTGATGTCAATTATAAAAAAACAATGGTTAGTGTGGTTAAACCTGGCCATGTTGATGTCAAGAGGATGGACCCCCACAATCTTTACTACGACCCTAGCCAACGTTGGAACTGGGGAATGTGTGGGAAGATATACAGAAGCTTTGTTCCTCTCCAGTATGTACTGGCTAACACAGCATTTAATCTTTCTAAAGAAGAGAAAGAAGAACTTATAGATATGGTGAGGAATGCTCCTCAAGTTAATGATATTCTTGACGATGAGAAATGCGAGGATATCAAAGTAATAGGAGCAACAATAGAAGTACTGGAGTACCGTGGAGATTATCTGGTGCCGGAGACTAATGAGTTACTCCGTGATATGGAAATATTTGTAGTAGCTGGTAAGTATCTTGCCCGTATGGCTGAGAGTATGTATCCAGAATGCCCTTGGATATACGGTACATATCTAGCAAGACCAGATACAGGAAGAGGTCAATCTCCTCTTAAGTCAGCTTATATTATAGCTGATGTAGAGAACAAATGTATGGACCTCTCTTTGAAAGCTTGGGAACTAAACGTAATTCCTACTTTCCTTGCTCCTAAAGGTGCGTTCTCAGAATTTACAGAACTTATCCCAGGTAAGCCTGTGGAATATGAACAAACAGTTTTAGGTGGGCAAGCACCAAGCAAACTTGATTTCTCTTCCGGTTTAAGGAATTTTGATTTCCAAGATTTCTTCAAAAGAAAGATAGAAGGCGCTACCGGTATTACTCAATATCTTTTAGGTAGTCAAGACGGCAGTGTACGTACAGCTAGTGAGTCTACTTATATCCATGCGGGTGCCTCTATGAGGATTAACCACGAAGCTTACAAGTTCTCTTCAAGAATAATACTGAAGATGGTGGAGACGTTCTCAACATTTAAAAAGTATTTTGAAACAGAAGAGTATGATGTGAGAGTTGAAAACGATGGCACTCAAGAGTTTCAAAGAGTAGACCAGGAAGTAAGAAGCGGTAACTATACGTTTATAATCGGAGGTAACCAATCTGCTATTGAAAAAGAAGCAGAAGTGACTAAGTTATTTAACCTGCTTGGCACCCCTGTATTCCAAAGCTTAGCTCAGATTATGGATGTGGATACGTCTATAGAGTTGTTACGTTGGGTACTTAATAGAGCTAACTTTAAAGGTACTAGCCAAATATTTGAGATAGCAGGATTGAGTCAAGCTATTAATAATATTGGTAGGTCTATGGGTATTCAAGAAAAGAACCTCCCAGAATTTAATAACGATATGAAAGAAATGATAAAGATGAATCTGCCAGCTACAGCACAACAGCTAACTATGGCAGGTCCACAGCCAGAGATAACATAATTAATCATAGAAAGGATTTTTATGGCAACTATCGAAGAACAAGTAGAACTCAGCAAAATAGCTAAAATAGAAGATGCACAAGCTAAGAAGATTGAGAGGGAAGCTAAAGAAGCTAAACGAAAAGCTGATGAGAAGTTTTTAAGAGAGGGGAAATGTTGGTTTGATTTATTCAATGGGAAGGAGAAAGAATTAGAAGACCTTCGTACCTATATGGGTAAATGGTGTATGGAAAGAGTATGTATGGGGGAAGGTGTAGGAATAACAAAGGACTTTATGGCCGGTATTAGATTATTCCTAGAGATGATGGAATCATACCCGATAGAGTACAAAGCAATAGCTACTAGATTGGGAGGTCTTAAATAACGATGGAAGGTTTAGAACAACAATCAGTTGCTTCAACTACAGAACAACAAACTCACGCAGATACTACTGGTGAAGAAAATACTTTAGTTGGAGATAATCAAAACAATGTTGATAATGATAATTCAGAAACGACAGGAGCCCCAGGAACCGACGGGGAAATGACAGAAGGTAATAATATACCTGAAGGCGATAAAACTCTTGATAACGGGTCTGCTACGTTGTCTAATGAAGCGGAGCTGAAGAGGAAGTTACAAGAGTATGAACTCAGAGACCAAGAGATTGCCAACCTGAAATCAAGACTTGGTATGGGGCCTGACGTAACAAACGAAGTAGTTCAGCTACAAGGGATAGAAGCTACTTTTGAAAATCAAGCTCAAACTGAATGGGTTAGATTGTGTAACAAGTATGGGGTTGATTCTTCTCCCGAAGGATTTGATTCCTCAGTTAAATCTCTACTGGGAAAGGACCCTAAAGCCTATTACGAGTTTGAAGCACAAGGTGAGAGATTGTACAACTCAGTTGTCTCTCGTAGAAATCAGATAGTAGCACAACGCAATGCTTATCAAGCTAGACAAGCACTAGCTCCCCATAAAACTCTTATAGAGAATTCTCCTTCTGTAGCAAAGATAGTTAATGAATTTGTTCAATCAAATATAACTTCTTTTGCTAATCCGCAAGAAGAAATAAACGGGTTGATGGGAGCAATAGGTTCTATCTATGCAGAGGCTATCGAAGTAGGCAAACAAATTGCTAAGATGGAACAAGCACAGAATGACACCTCGGGAGTAAATACTTCTATGGCTGGTGTAAGTGCAGGTAGCTATAATCTTCAGGGCGAGCATGTTTATACAAGAGAAGAGATAGCAAAGATGAGCATTGATGAATATGCTAAAGTAGCGGACAAAATAGACTCACAAAGAAAACGTGGATTGATTTAGAAAGGAAATAAGAAATGGCAGATATACAGAACTTAGTAAGAGACACAAACTCTTGCGCAGTATTCTCAGGAGATGTCCTTGTTGACCTCGACCTTTTACCTGCTGGTACTACAGAAGTAGACCTTACTGACGCATTGCCTAAAAACAAAATAATCCTTGGTGGTTATCTTGTTAACAAAGCAGGCGACCTCGCAGGTGGTGCGACTACTATCGCATTTACAGTTGGTTCAACTTCTTTAGTTGCCGCTACAGCAACTACTGCTTTAAAAGGAACTATCAAAGGTGCGTTATTATCAGCTCCTGTTATCCAGAAAGATACTGATGTTGTTAAACTGGCTATTGCTAAAGGTTCATCTGGTACAGATGTTGGTGGTAAGTTAGTTGCTAAAATATTGTATGTGTAGAGTATAAAAGGAAAGGAATAAAAGAATATGGCTCCAAATAATATTCAAGCATTTGTTCCAGAGATATATTCCAAGAAGCTTGCTCTTGCTGAAAGAAAGATGACCAACTTCTTGAACAATTTCTGTAACAGAGATTGGGAAGGTGAAATCAAACAGTTTGGTGATACTGTTAGAATTTCTGTTCCTGACCCGGAAAACATTGTAATTGGCCAGGGTGTGATTGCAGATACTTCTTCAATCTATCCTACTCAGCGTGTTATGACAATCAATAAGTCAATGAACTTCGCTTTCAAAATAAATGATATTGAAAAAGCACAGTCTCAGTTTGATATTATTGAAGGTAGTGCCGCTTTGGCTATGCAGAAAATGCAAGACTTGATTTGTCTTGAACTGCAAAATGAAGTATTTGCAAATGCAGGTGTTGAAGAATATGGTAGCACTGCTGCTCCTATTGAAGTAGACCCTGACACAGTGTATGACTTTGTAGTAGACCTCCGTGTTAAGTTAACAGCTAAAGGCGTGTTGAACTCTGAAGGTTTCTATACTTACAAAGGCAATGCCGAACAGTCAAAACAACTCAACCCGATGTTGGTAGTAACTCCTGAGATTTATGGTGAGTTCCTTAAATCAAGAGTATTAACCCATCCGACTGTAGCTGGTGACGATATCTTGCAATCTGGCGAAAGAAAACAAATCGCAGGATTTGAAATCACAGTTGACACAATGTTGGGTCAAGTAGAAGGTGCAACAGATGCATTGTTCCCTTATATCGCTGGTACAAAAATGGGTATCACATTTGCTAACCAGTTCAACGTAATGGAAACTCTGAGAGACCTCGATTCATTTGCTGATATTGTAAGAGGTTTGGAACTCTATGGTTATGAAATCATCCAGCCGAATTCTCTTATCAAAGGCTTTGTAAAAAAGGCTGACGCAGCAGGAGGCTAATCTCGCTGTATAACTTTCCCTCGGTCGTAACTGGCCGAGGTCTAAGTAGTTAATGGAGCAACTAATGGGCAGAAATTATTTAGAGCTTTGTAACGAAATATTAGGAGAGATGTATTGGGAACAGGTCGAAACTTTCGACCAGTTAACTACTACAGAAGGTGAACGTGTTAAAAGAAAATTAAATCAAATACTACAAGAAATAGTTATAGGTCAAGAAGAAGCTTGGACTTTCAGAGAAAGACAAGATGATTTGATTCTTGTTGGTGGCGTTTGTAATTATGATATGGTCGATGGTTATATTAGAGATATAACTCCTTATGCATATCCTGCGCCACTTATTTATACTCCTGATTTTAAATATATGCCGTTAAGCGCCCACGGACGTCCTGTCAGATATTGGATATGGGAGAATAATATAAGAGTTTATCCTACTCCTAACCAGGAGGATGAAGGGTTTACTTTCAGAATTAGATACTATACAAACAATACTTGTCGTGATAAGAGAGGGAATGAAAAGCCCTACATGACAGAACCTGATGATGAACCTATCATTCCCGATAAATATAGAGATGTGTTGGTGTATGGGGTATGTAAAGACTTAAGAAGCAACGAGTCCGACCCTAAGACAATATTCTACGAGAAAAAATTTCGTAATGCTTATAAAAGGATGTTGAGCGAATGTAGAAGAACCGTAGACTTTCCTAACGGCCTCCATACTGGCAATCCTATATCTATACAACAGTCTTATCTTAATGTGTTCTATAATCCTAGAGCTTATGGAGGAGGTCATAGGATTGGCTAGAAATGCTGTTAGATATGAAGACTTTACCGGAGGGTTAAATACTGTTAGTTCTATAGGAACTATTAACCAATCTCCTCGTCATACAGAATCACCTGATATGGTTAATGTTGAATACTTTGGCCTTGGTGGTTTGAAGGCTATGGAGGGGAATATTCTTGTAGGAGATAAGCAAGATGGTAAAATAACTCTTGGGTTTGAATACCGTAAAGGTAATGATAAGTTTATGTTGATTACAACTTCCACCGGGAAGGTGTTACAGCTAGACCCTGTTCAACAAACTTTTAATCTTATATATACTTTCCCTAGTCCGACAACTCGCCACTCTATGGTTATGTTTAATGATGGAGTTGTTATTACTAACGGGATAGATGATTTAGTATTTTATGAATATGGACGTCATCAAGAGCTTACTGGAGATGTAAGTGGGGTTGAAGGGGAGACAACCATCACTGGATTAAATACAAAGTTTACAGAAGAGTTGATGGTTGGGGACCAAATAGAAGTAGATGGGAATAAATATTATGTTGATTCAATAACAAACGATACATCTCTGAACCTTAAAGAACCTTTACTATCCACATTCTCTCAAGTAAGGATGTATTTGGATGCTATTAGTCAATGTAATGCTAAGCTCGTAAATGAAGATGATGAGCTAGTCCAAGATGATATCAGAGGGCTGGCTATCCAGATGTTCCAAGGAAGATTATGGGTAGGTGGCAACGATGGGAATTTATACTATTCAGAACTTGGTCAATATAATAAATGGGATATCAAGCACGGTGCTGGAGCAATCCCTCCTTTTTATAACGATACTTCTGATATATTTGCTTTAGGGTTGTTCGCTAGTTATATGACAATCCACCGTATGGATTATACTTATATATTATCTGGTGATAATGACCCAGATACTTGGCAGGTACAACCTTATGCAGATATTTCTTGTGAAAGTCAACAGTCTTTTATAGCTACAAACAATGGGTATTTTGTATACTCCCGTAGGAATGGCGGGATATATCCATTGTTAAAAAGAACTATCTTCTCAGATAAGTTTGTTGGTGATGAGCTTAGCGTTAAGATTAGAACACTATTTGATTCTCTAAACAATAACCGACTAGACGAAATATATTGCGTTAGTTATCCAAAGAAAAGATATATGTTGTTCTATATGCCTTTTCTTGAAGGTACTAGTTCTAATATAGCTTTAATATTTGACTTCCAAACAAACTCCTGGTTAAGAAGACAAGTCCCTCAAGCTGTTACTTGTGCATTCAGATTCTCTGATGAGGTATATATAGGGACAAATAACGGGGAAGTATTTAGAGAGTTTGATGGGTTGACTTTTGATGGAGAACCTTTGAATTTCTATTGGCGTTCTCCTTGGTTTGATTTCGGAGATGGTAGCAATAACTACTCATTAAGAGAATTTAGAATTCAAATAGCCGATGATGAAACTAATAACTTCTGGGTTAGAAACCGTAGAGATGGTAAGTCAGGATATAAAGAAAGATTTATTACTAATGGTAAAGGTGATATCAATGCTTTGATTTGGTCTGATGAAAGTGGAGAGATTACCGATACTGTATGGGATGAGTATAACTGGTCAGAGTCCGGATTCTTAACAAGAAGATTTCCTCTTCCTGATAGCTTCTTCCAACAAATACAAATAGAGCTAGCTGGTAAAGGCGATGTTCAAAGTATGAGTTGTTATGGATTTGAATTCGATGGACTCCACCTTGAGGAGGTACCTTGGGTATAGAAGACTACAGCATTAAACTTGTCAATTGGTCCTCGGAAGATGAACCTTTTATACAAGAAGCCTATAGACTATTAAAAGACCAAGAGAATAAAATCTTTGACCTTGTATGTGGGAATAAAGACTATGTTCTTGACTATACTGAGCAGTCTATTAAGAACGGTATGGTGTTTATAGCTTTAGATAAAGACAATTCCCCTTGTGGATTCTTCATGTTGGATGATGTAGTTGGATATAAAAATAATATCCATAGTTGTAATCTCCATTGTGCAATAGGAAAGCGTAGCTGGGGCAAGAACAGCCGTTTAATATGTAAGAGGTTCCTAGACTACCTGGCTGATAATTTACCCCCAATAAAACGCCTCGTAGCGTCTGTACCTCAACATAACTTTGGGGTTGTTAAACTTCTAAAGGATATGGGCTTCAAACATGAAGGGACTTTAAAAAGTAATCTCGTCTTCCCTGATAAGTTTGGTAATGAAAAGTATTATGATGAGTTGATTTATACAATAGTAAGAGAGGATATATAATGGGTAAGAAACCTGTACAACGTCCTATGTATGAGGAAATGCAAGATACCTCTTGGATAACCGGATTGAGACAAATAGGCGATGCTGGTAACGAAGGTATTCTTGACAACTATAATAAAGTAAATGTATTTGATGAGTTGACCCAGCGTGATTTAGAAGGTAGGGTCAATGCAATATACAATAGAGCATTAGGTGATTTTGAAAGAGATTACCGTAATACAATGCAGAAGACTCTAGCTAGAGACTATGGCAGATTTGGTACTACAGGAGCTACTCCTTCTCTATACAATAGAGATATGTATAATCTGCAACAGCAACGTAAGCTAGCAGACTTACAATATAATAAAGCCGCTACATATGATGATTTTATTAATAGCGAACTAACCCGTAGATACAACACTATGAATATGTTTAAGACTATGAGTGGTATGGGTAGTGTTCCTTATCAACAAGACGTAGCTAACTGGCAGATACGTAATGCTAATAAAGATAGACAGTATCTAAATGATATTGACGGTAGAAACTATCGTATCAATAAAACTTCTCAATTGTTTACTCTTCCTTTAACAATAGGTGGTGCTGTAGTTGGTGGTATATTTGGAGGCCCTCAAGGTTCTACATTAGGAGCTAGTATAGGCAACTCTACAGGTAACACAATATCTCCTATATTGTTTGGTACCCAGCAAGCTTATGGCGGTGGTACTGCCCCATATAATAGCGCTGGTACATTTAGTAGCGGGTTGAGCGATGTTATACAGATGTTGGGAGGAAGTGCTACAGGTGGTCAAACTTGGGGACAAGCTTTAGGTAATATGTTTGGAAATCGTTCTAATAGTTCTTCCAATACCGGTTTGTCTACACAAGCTTACAACTCAGCTATGGGTAATGCAATATACGGAAGCGCATTACAAGGTGCTATAAATAATTATCTGAACCAAGGTAGTGGATGGTATTCTGTACCGACAAGTATTTAACAGATAGGATATACGATGGCAGATTTTGAATTCTTAGAAAATATATTAGAACCTACAAAGCGTCAAGCAATTAAAGCTCTGACTCCTGAACAGTTAAGGATTATTCGTACCTTACAGAATATGGGGAGAAAGTATGCTCCTAACTTTCAGCTTGGTGAAGGGTCTCCGCTGAAGTTTGTAGATGATAGCGCTAAAGCAATAAAGAATTATTTAGCTCCTTATCAGAAACCTATCAACTTTAAGCTGGGTGAAGGTGGTCCTATTAAGTCAGCTACTAAACAAGTAGTTAACAAAGCATTGCCTGCTGTTAAGAAAGTAGCTCCAGAACTTGATAGCATCTTCACCGGTAGTGGAAATAAGTTTGCATCCGAACTTGGCAATGTAAGTAAAGCAGGTGCAAAGGGATTAGGATTTGTAGGTGGGCTGTTAGGTGCTGGTGCTATAGCAAGTGGAGAACAAGCCAGAAAAGTAGCTGGCTACCTTAAATCCCTTGGAGAGTATGGTGCTGTTGCTGACCAGAATAAATCTCCTAAGCAAATAGTAAAAGATTTTAACTCGCTGTACTTTGGTAACAGACAGGGTGCGAGCGATGCTCCGTTAAGAACTATTATGGAGAAAGCAGGGTTGTATAATGCTCCTAAGGCGGCTGTGGCTACGCCTAAACAAACTCCTAATGATGGATTGCCTATACTTCCTCCAGATAGTCTTCCTGGTGATGGTAGTGGGTTACCGGCTGTTCCTAACGTTCCTCCAATAGGAGATGTTGTACCTATAGAAGGTTTTGGAAGTCTTCCTCCTGTAGACCCTATGGTGAATAGTATCTCTACTTATACTCCTGCGGCCGATAACAATGGGATGGTTGTTACTTCTACCAGAGGTAATGGAGTCAACTATACTCCTGGTAATGGTAGACTTGGAGACCAACTTCTAGGTGGGGTATATGTTGAACCTACTCAGTACTCAGGTGTAGCATCTCCTCAGCGTATACAAAACTATTTAGATACTTTTAATATGAGTCCAAAGGAATTCAACGAAGCTTACTTAAAGGATGCACAAAGAGCAGGATTCCAAGCTATACTAAATAGAGATACAAATACTAATGTGGCTCCTTACTCAGAGCTTGCAAGAAACCAAGCATTGCAGAACTATCTGGCAGGTGGATACAATGCTGAAGCTAGTATCAACGAAGCAGAAAGAAATCTTGCAGATGCTTATGCTCTTAGCTATCAAACAGGACTGCCTGTCAGCATAACTTCTTCACCTGACAAGATGTTGCAATACGTCTACTCACCATTGCTTAAGGGAACAGAAGAACGTAAGACATTGGCTAGTATGTTGAATAACGACCTTGCTGTACAAGCTCTGAAGAACGAAGCTACTAGATATCAAACTGATAAAGATTACAATGCTAAGATGGTTGGTTATTTGTCTGATATGCAAAAAGCTAAAATGACAAATGATACCAAGTTGCTATCTACTGCGTTAACAACTGCAATACTTGACCCGGCTATGACAGCTCAAGATGTATTTAGTATTGCTTCTAAGAATCTGTCTCCTGAGTTGGCTAATCAAGTAACAGCTATATCTGCTGGTGTTAGAAGAGGAACAAGACCGGCTATGAGTCCGGAACAGATGCAAAATTATGTTGGAAGGTTATTAGGAAATCCTTATGGCCAATAAATCTAAAAGAGATAAAATAGTAACAGAGATGCTGACTGGCAGGGTTGAATACGTCCCTACTATTGAGGATATTAATAGAGCCTTAGCTAGTGGAAGAGAAAGGGTGTTAACCCCTTCAGAAATCGGCAGGCTTATTGACTCCGGTATGATTTCTCCTGAACAGAAGGTCGGATGGCTTCCTCAGCTGTTCAACAACATAGGCCGTAATGCTATGGATACTGTTAGAGGGATAAGAACTTTTGGTACTCTTGGTCAGCAGTATCTAGCGCAAGGCGGAAGAAAGTTAAGAGATAAGCTAGCCAATACTCAATCTGGCGACTACCCTATATTTGATTGGATTAATAAGGGTATAGGAAATGCTGTAGATGATTATCTGAATGATGATTCGCTCTTAAAATACAATACAACTAAGAAGTTACTAAAGGCTGGAGTTAATGTGGGATTGGCTCCATTATATACAGATGTAGATGATATAGCAAATGCTTCCGGAGAAGAGATAGTTAACCGTATCATTCCTAACGCTATGTTTGGGTTATATGATAATCCGATAGACAACTTACCTATTACTTCACAAGCTACTCGTCTCGCCCCTAAAGGAAGTATTGCCAAAGGAATCCATAAACTACCAATACCTCAAGGACTTAAGAACCTTGTAGAAACTCCAGAAATGAAGAAGGTCAATAGTATTCTTGCTGATAGCAAAGCTACTGGTGGTGTTAAAATTACTCCTACATTAAGCAAGCTTGACTCTTTAAAAACAGGAGCTCAACTTGGCAAATTCAATCCTGAAGATGTTGTAAGGAACTTACGTACTGGCAACTGGCAAGGTGATAGTGCTACTATAAATGCTACTAAGAAGATGGCAGAAGTATCTAATGAGATTAGCGACTTAGCTTATCAACTTGGTGTACCAAGAAGAGAGATGGATAATGTAGTTAGAGCTAATGCCCTTCTTGAACAGCTTGACCCGACCAGAAGTAAAGGCTATACAACAGGTGGGTTGCAACGACTTATAGAAGATTTTACTGTTGGTAAACCGGTAGACACAGAGTTGTTAGAAATAGGTTATACTCCAGAATCTTTTGAAACAGCTTTGCGTAATTTAGATGTGGCTCAAGACCAAGGTAGACTTGCCCATATATCTCAAGTATTTGCTGGGAACTTTGGAGATGGTAGCGGTATAGATACTCCCCTTAGAAGTAATAGATACCTTTCTCCTCAAGAGATTGGTACAGCTACTAGTAAGCAACTTGGTGATGTATTGTTTGATACTTATGACTTTCTTGGTCATCGTATAGAAGATGCATTATCAAGTAATAAATCTATAAACGAGATAGCTCATGAACTTGGAACAAAAGTTACTCCTGATTATCGTCTTAAACAAGGTGAAGCATTTATATCTCCTATGATGATTAGAGACGCTATGAGGACGTCTTATGCTAACCCAGGTAGACAACTATCCTCTGCTATTAAAACTCTTAATAATGACTCTGCTAAAGGGTTGTTAGAAAGATATGGGGATGATTTGTATAAGGTTGATGAGAACTGGCTAACAGCTGTAGTTAACTCACAGGCACAGCCTCCTCTTGGTTGGTTAGATAGTGCTAACTCTGCTTTTAAATCTGTTCAGCTAACAACTCCTAAATTTGTAACTGATAACAGATTAGGTAACTTAAACCTCAATCTTATGGAAGGTGTTGGATTAAATGATTATATAGATGCTTGGTCAAACCAATCTATTATGCCAAGCAAGTTAAAACAACAGACTTCCTATTCAGGGTTCTTAGGCAAGGATGCTTCCGGCTCTCCTTTAAACCAAGCAACATTAAGAGCGTTTAGTAATCTTATTGATAAGAATGCTTCCGCTTGGGATAGACTTAAAAACTTTAACCTACTGTTTGCTAATCCGATTATCTCTTTAGAAAGTAAGCTTGAAGGGATTGATAGATATGCGAATATGATTAGACAAGCCAAACGTAAAGGTGGAGACTGGAAAGATATAATTAAACAAACAGAAGATAATCCAAGTTTATATAGAGAGCTTAATGAGAAGGTTAATTCTTCTCTTGGTGATTATACCGGTAGAAACTATTTTATCAATCCTGTTGGACAGCAAGCGTTATCTACTTTATACAACTTCTATAAATATCCTGCACAGTCTGGAAGAGTTCTATTGAACCAAGCAAAGAACAGACCTTTAGCTTTTGAAGGATTTGTTAACGCACCTGCTCAAGCTGGTAATGAGTTTAATCAATTACAGGAAGACGCTTATGGAGTATTACCTAATAGTTTTAAAGGCGGAGTAATAGCTCAACTTCCCTTAAGAAGGAATGAAGGGTATGTTGTAGATAGTTACCAAGCTTCCCCTATAACAGCTCCTCTGGAAGTAGTAGGAAATATAGCAAATGGTAAATGGGATGAAGCTATAAACCTCTCTCCGATTCTTAGTGATTTTGATGAGGTGGTTAATTTTGAAAATCCTTATGGTAGTCCTGCTTCTACTCCTAATACTGTTAATAGCTACGGGAATATGGTTGGTTTAAACGACGAAGGAATACCTGTTAGAGAGATGGTTAATCCTACGTTGATTGATAAAGCAAGACTTGCAGGGAGTTTATTTGCAAACCAAATGGTAGTTCCTGTTGTACAGTTGAATAGGTGGATAGACCCTTGGTACGCTTATGGTAGTGCGCAACCTCTTTACAGAAGATTCGATACAAGTATACTTGGACAGGTAGGGGATAGTCAAACAATACCTTTCTTAAGAGAAGGAAATAAGATGAGACCAGCCAGACTAGGTTTTGAAGATTTGATAGAGAATATGATGGGAACAGAAAGATACCAGGCTTATCCAGAGTCTAATATACTTCAACCCAACACTTACAAAAACTTACGTAGATATAATTCTTATATGATGAGAAAGTTAGGAGAATAATAAATGCCTATAGGTAACTTAATAGAGTTTGTCGCCGGTACTAAAGCGAAGAGCCAAGAAGTTAATTACAACTTTAATCTTATGAAAGCTTTCGTAGATGGATTAGAACTTACCCTCTCAGATATAACTAATTCTATAAGCCAATTGGAACAACAGAAAGCAAATATAAACGGAGATTACCGTATTAGATTTTCTGTTGCTGACGCTTTGAACAACTATGATGCGGTTAATCTTCAAACTTTAAACAATAGAATAAGCAACGCAGTCCATATAATATCAGGATTGAGTATTACAAGAGTTGGTAACAATACTATCCTTGTTAGTGCAGGTACTTGTTACGATAGCACATATACTAAAGTATTGTCTCTTAGCAATGAAGTTAGTAAAACAAACACAAACCAAGCGGCTTCTACAACCTATTATGTTTATATTATTGGCACAGCAGAACTATCAACAGATATCCTTATTTCTCAACAATCAATAAACCCAGCACTTCCTGCTGATTATGTATATTATAGAAGGATAGGTCTATATACAACAGACTCTTCTAATAATATTAATAGCGTTAGCGATGAACAGATAGGCCAAAGTGGAAATGGTGGAGGATTTATCTCCCAAAATGCGGAAGCTTTAGCTAGTGCAATAGGCCCAAACTTCAACAAAAAATACAATGTTAGTGTTGGTTGGGTTGCTACAGCTAGTGGTTGGTTATATTGCGAAGGCGCCTCATCCGCTGGTGCAACAACAAAGGTAAAGATAGACGGGCAAAGAGTTTTCTGTAATGACCAGGGTAGAGGTGATGGTCGTGCTGGCTATTTAGGTATAGGTAGTATGGCATTTATTAGAAAAGGTCAAACAATAACAAGAGAAGATAACGGTGGGTTGACATTGGTATTCATCCCTGTTGGTGCTAGTTAAAATAGATAATATTATATCTTATATGCTATAAAATATAATAAAATAGATAATATGTAGGCTATAAGAAAGGAAAGAAATGTTTGTACAAATAGACACATCTGATAATAATAGATTGGTAGCTTGGGGTCCTTATGCTTTTGTTGGGTCAACCCATGAGTTTAAAGAAGTTGATTACGATGACTATAATAACAATCCTAATAAATATATATATGTAGCTGAAGATATAGCTATGGATATAAATCCCGAGTATAACAAAGTATTATTGCAACAAGAGAAAGAAAAGAAGATTGCTGAGAACGATACTAAAAGAGATGAGAGGTTAGCAAGTGGTGTTGAATATAAAGATATTATGTGGGATTGTGACACCGACCAGAAGGCAAACCTATTAGGTGTGGCTCAATTTATGAAGGAAGGAGATTCTATCCAATGGTATGGAATGAATAATAAATCAGCAATACTTACCAAGGCTGAGATGATGGAACTTGGTCAGATTATAGTTGTGTTGACAAATGCTATATGGACTCAGAATGCTAACATTAAGTATCAAATAGAACAAGCTCAAAACGTAGGGGAAGTACAAAAGATATTTGTTGATTATACAAACCTTCCTCAAGTAACAGGTATTATTCTAGGAGACAATTAATATGCCTTATGTAGATGAGAACTTAACATCCAGAAATGTTATTACAATAAAACAAGGTGAAGCTAAGTCTATAGGTTTTACTGTGTTGGCTGGTGGAGTACCTATGGATTTAACTGATTGGACTATTAGCTTTGAAGTCAAGAAGCAACCATACGAAACAGTAGAACCTTTTATATCTAAGAATATAACTACTACTTCGGACCCAGCTGTTGATGGTATGATTACCAATCCTAATGGTGGACAGTTTAAGGTTAGACTTAACGAAGAAGACACTAGCTACCCAGTTGGTAAATACTATTTAATAATAACCCTTATGGGAGGAATAGACGATAGTAAGGATATAGTTAGTAGTCAATGTTGTCAAACAGCTATCTTCAGAATTTGTAAACAATAGGAGATGTTATGAGTCAAGAATTTTCTACCAATGATGTTAGGATAAATATAGAATCAACTCCGGATATTGTTATCCAACTAAATGAACAAGGCCCTGCTGGTCCAGTTGGTCCTCAAGGTCCGGTTGGTCCTGCTGGTCCGGCTGGCCCGGTTGGTCCTCAAGGTCCGAAAGGAGACCCTGCTTATACATTCACAGTTGGCACAACTACCACAGGAGAAGAAGGGACTGATGCTAAAGTAGTTAACTCTGGAACAAACCAAGATATTATACTTGACTTTACTATTCCTAGAGGAGAATCAACAGCCAGTATAGTACAAACCCATACAGACTTGACTAGTGGGGCTACAGTAGATATTGTTCTAAATGAAGATGTGGCGATATATAGATTATCACCAACAGTAGATACAACATTTACTTTCAATACATCTAATATAGTATTTACTCCTACTGATACCATAACCTTCGAGATTAAGTTGGTTATAGATACTCCAGTAGCTTTAAACTTCCCTAGTAGCGTCCATTGGGAAGAGGGGTTAGTACCTAACTTAACCAACGCTGGTAGCTACTATTTAGTATTTCGTAGTGATGATGGTGGGACAAGTTGGTTTGGTAATTTACAAGGAAGATGGAACTAGGGAGGATGGTGTATGTCACAAAAGAAAGGATGTTTAATGGGTATTATAACTAAGCTTTTCCCTCTTGGTGGGAACACAGCTCCAACACAAAACGAAAGGTTTGTTTTTGAAATAGAAACTTCATATTCTAGGCAGCCCTTTAGTGTAGGCACAACTGCAGTAGCTAGCCAGATTGACTGGGGCGATGGTAGCGTAGAAAACTTTGAGGCTGGGGTACGGGCAACTCATGCTTACACAACACCAGGCACGTACATTGTATATTATAGACCGACCGAGTATAAGATAAGAAGTGATTTTTTTAGTGACAGTTATCCCAATATGGTCACAAGGTATTTAACCCCATTACCACAATGTGTTGAAGCTGACGGTACTCCATCCATAACCTTAGGTCATTCATACTCAAACTTCCACAATGCGCTTAAGCAAGTGCCTAATGATTTCTTTAAAAACAATACCCAGATACAAAATCTTTTATACTTCTTTGCAGGGTCAAAACTACCGGCAATACCTGATGGTATTTTTGATGGGTTAGTTAACCTTAGAAATGTAGGTGGATTGTTTTGGGCTAGTAATATACAGAGGATTTTGTATCCGCCGTTTACAAAAGAAAAACATCCAAACCTGACAAACATAGCTGGTGTATTTGGTGGATGCGGCCAATTGACAGATATATGTGATTATCTATTCTATACTTTAGATGGCGTAACAAACATTGACCAAGTATTTTACAACACAACAAATCTTGAATCAATACCACCCCATACTTTCCCGGGGAACAACACTAACAGTATATTATCCTGCCGAGGGGCTTTTAGTTTATCTGGGATAAAATCATTCGAGCAAGAAGAAGCAATGTTTGGAAATATTGGTAGTTCTGGCGCCTGGGACTACCTGTTCGAAAAATGCCCGAGACTTACATCAATACCTGAGAACTTATTCGAGGGGGCTACAATGCATTCAATAGACGGGCGTAATAGAATTTTCCAGAACTCTACAGCACTAGAAACTATCCCAGCTAACTTGTTTAACAATGCTGAATTACCTAAGGATGTAGCCGGTGCCTTTGAAGGTTGCACCGCCTTGAAGGAAATACCAGAAGGGTTCTTAGATAAGGTTTTGACTGCGGATGATGAAATCAATGTGGGCGGTATGTTCCAAGGTTGTACTAGTCTTACGACTATTCCAGCCAACTTACTTGATAGTATACCAACCGAAAAGACGCTGAGTAAAATAGAGGTGGGTAGTATGTTCAAGGACTGTACTGGTTTAACATCAATTCCAGAAGGATTCTTAAGTACACTAGCCCAGACAAGGTGCAATATAATAAGTATGAATATGATGTTTGATGGGTGTGAGAACCTAACAGGTAATGCCCCAGAATATTGGAACGTAGTTAACCAATCATCTGCAACACCTATTGGTTATGATTGTTTTAGGGGATGTACAAATCTTAGTAATTATGATTCAATACCAGAAAACTGGAAGTAAGGTAGGTGGGGTATGTTAGAAATCATCCACAACTACGGCTCACAGATAGTATTATTAATCATTATAGGGTTGCAATATAAAGTATTTATGACACCTGCGGACTTCCAAAAAGAAAGAGCAGACCTTATAAAATATATTGCAGATAATTATGTGAGTGATAAAACTTATCGAGAGAATCATAAGTCTTTCCAGCAAGACCTTCACGATATGAGAGTGGACCTCTCTGATATTAAGAAAATACTAATAGAAAGGAATTAACTATGGCTTGTAAAGGAAAAAAGAAAGGTAAAAAGTAATGACATTTGCATTTAACGAAAATTCAATTACTCCTAGTGTTGATGGTGGCGGAGGAGGAACGGTAATAGAAACCCTTTCACCTTCCAACACAGCAGGGTTATGCCTGTGGCTGGACGCTGAAATAAATTCCCGTGAAGGGATACACGATGAGACCATAAACGGTATGCAAAACCTTGTTTATACCCCTTACGTAGGGAAATCAAGCTCTGTTGGCTGCTTGGAAAAACTTAATGGTACGCCAACCTTTACAAACAACTCCTGCAGGCTCGGCGGTACGATGTTCGCTCCCTCTTTTGATTTATCTGCTCTGACTTTTGAGTTTACCGGCAGTTTCATATCCAATGTTTTTGATAACGTAATATCCCAGCAGTTGCTTATCAACCACATCATCGGCGGCGGTTTCCAGACGATGTTCACATCAAATGCTTATCATTATCAGGTGTACAATGCTTCATCTGCCAGGACAAAACAACTTCTATATGCTCTTAATATTGAACCCGGCAAGGTTTATCACATAGCGCTGACAGATGTACTGGGCAAAGCGGGCACAACAAAGCTCTACATCGACGGAGAGTTTGTAGAAACAACCCTTATCACGGACAGTGACGGCGGCGTGTGCCCTACTGCAACTAATATAAGAAACATGGGAATTATGGGTGTTAACAGCACCTCCACAACAAGCATTTACCCCGTAGAGAAAAATACACAGGGCGCGTTTTATGGCGAATATACAAACATAAACACGATGAGGCTATGGAACAGAGTACTCTCTGTAGATGAAATTAAAAACAACTACGAAAACGACAAAAGGAGATTCGGATAGTATAGAACTTAATTTATGTTTAAAAGAAAGGTATGATTACGCATGGCAAACTTAGGAACTTACAAAATTAATACAAACAACAATTATCAAAAAGTATCCGACTTAACCGGGTTGACTTTCGAAGATAATAAAACCTATACCCTTCAGGTACAAGGGAGAGCCTATATAATTAACTCAGCAACACTCCCTACTAAAGGTGGGTTTCTGTTAAAAGATAACCAGATAATAAACTTCACAAAAGAAGCAGGGGTTGATTTTTATATCAGAACTAATTTCTGGCTACCTTGTGTTTTGAATATTGCGGAGTAGTTATGGAAGTTAGCTTTGGTTATTCTCATTGGCTTAAAACCTACTGGTACCAAGGGAAGCTACCAACTGTTAAACGTGGGATATATGGTGGGGAATTAAAGAAAGTTGGCCCTAATCAAACAACTCTTGAACATCTCCTCCCATATAGTAAAGGTGGTAAGACAACTATAGATAATCTCGCCCTTGCTACAAGAGAGAATAATAATAACAGAGACTGTGCGCCTCTACAAGGCGATAAAATTACTTCGGATATAGTAACATACCTAAGGCAGTTCAAAAACGTCGTATACGGCAAGCTAGACGGTAATAGGTATATATCCTTGATTATTAATACTTTAGACGGACAAGGTATCCATATAGACAGAAAGGTTGTATAACAAAAATGAAGTTATCAAGATTTTTCCAACTGGAAGAGTTTATTAAATCAGATACGGCAGAATCTCTAGGGATAGATAACACCCCTACCAAGGAAGCTATTGTAAATATAACACGTCTCCATGACAACTGTATGGAAAAGATAAGAAGATGCTTACAATCCCCGGTATATATATCAAGCGGTTATCGTTGTAAAAAACTCAACACTGAGGTAGGTGGGTCTTCAACATCCCAGCATCTAAAAGGTATGGCTTGTGACTTTACTGTTAAAGGACAAAGTTGTGAAGCTATGTTTAATTGGTGTAGGAAGAACCTAGTGTTTGACCAATTGATTCTTGAAGAAGCTGATGGAGTTAAGTGGGTCCATATAAGTTATAACAAAGATAATAACCGCAGACAATGTATGAAATATAAAGATGGTGTATATGTTAATGTATAGAAAGGAATGAACTATGGCAGAAGAAAAGAAATGGTACGATATCATCCTGGATTATGTTGTAAAAGACTCTACCTACGCAACACTATTCGTCTTGCTTAAAGCTTTCGGAGTAAAGATTTCAACTAATCTTGAACAGGCTATAGCAGAAGTAGGTGTAGCCGCTGGTGAGTTTGGTAAAGCTATTGAGAATTTAGTCCTGGTTGTAGAAGAAGAAAAAAAGTTGCAAGAATCAACAAAGAAAGCAGAGTAGAAAAATGTGGAGCATGCTTGTCCAAACTGTATCAAAATCAGTTGCAGATGTTACTAGCTCAATCTTTGATTTCCTTTCTAAAAAGGAAGAGAATAAAGAAAAAGATTATGTAATTGACGATGCTGAAAGATTAAAGAAAGCTACTAATATAGCAGAACAAATGTGGAAGATAGCTTTCAGAAATCTTGATAGGTTTGAAGAAAGAGATAGAGAGAAGTTCTTGAAACTCCACGATGATTTCTTAGATTACAATTAGGAGAGATTTATGGCGAATGATATATTTACTAACCTAAGGATGATGAGTCAAGCAGAAGACCCCCTTGCAAAGGAATGGATACTGAGAGGTAGCGGTGGTTTTGCAACAGCTCCTAATCCTTACTACAACCAAATGCAGGCTATTAGGAATTGGCTTCAGCAACGTGTGTATAATGATTATCCACCTGCTCAACAACACTATAACTCTGCACAATACAAACAAGATATGATGCAAGGATATCCTACTTTCTATTATTAACCGCTCAAGATAAATAGATAAAGAAAAACCCCTCAACCAATTAAGGAAGAGGGGTTCATTATTTGAAAAGGAGACAACAAGAGAGGAAGTAGTTATACCATTGGTTTGGTATAGTCAAAACCTTGTGATTCTTCTGTAGCATATGCCATCATTAATCTACATATGCAATGGGTTAGGTGGGAGTCTTGAGTATCACCAGCTTTGTGAGCTAAGTAATGAGTTATAGCATGGTTCACATGTTGTTCAGCCGGCACCAGTCTCCAATTATTTGTTTGATATTTCTCAGCTCCTTCTTTTAATACCTTAGCTATTTCAAATATCCCATCTAGTACGTAGCTATTCTCTTGAGATATTTCTATTATAGCTTGTCTGAGATAATATTTCTCACGACTCCTCATATATAAAGTAATACGTTCAATAAACTTATCATCGGTAAAGAAGTCTTTCAAGAATTCCGGGTCAAGTAAATGGAAAGCAAATGGTGAATATGATTGCTTCCCACCTTTGGTATTGACTACAGTTTTAACATCTTTGCCAACACCCTCTATAACCTTAGTTATCCCACCAGGTTGTTCGTTAAATTTAAAATCATAACCGTTGGTTTCAAGTTCTATATCTTCTACCATAACAACCTCCTTTATTAAACCTCTATATAAACAGAATAACCTTGGTCAATTAAGTATTCCAAATACTCACTTAGTTTTGTTTTTACCTGACGTTGTACAAGCTTTACAATATTATCAGACAATTCAAAAGGTTTTCCAATTAAAGCAAAGAAGCTCTTGCCTTCTACCATACCCCAAAGGATTTGGCACTCAGAACCATTCTTGTCTTTAACTGTGATTCTTTCATAATCAAAGTTGCTTATAGTATTGATATCGATTTGTTCTTCAGCCTTAACTACAGGTACTAACTTTTTAGAATTGTTAGCTAGATGTTCAAATGCATTTCTTCTTATCCTTGCCTCAAGAGAATCAAATATATCATCTTCTATTGTTCTTGGACAAGGTCCAAACCATCTATCCGGATGTGGAGTAGTATTACTCATAAAACATATTCTCCTTTCTTATTCTTATGTTTGATTCTATTTGTTTTAAGGTTATAGTTTTTAATCCCTAGGATATGAGCCATCATTAGATTAGTTTCAAAGCTTTCAGCCTCCATACCGTTGTCAATAAATATTTGTTTCACATCATTAACTGTTGTCTCACTATTGACCAAGCTACAAGCTGTAATGGGGCCGACTCCTTTGCATCCACTATATCCGTCAGCTTTATCCCCAGTAAGGATTTGAATAAATAGATTTTGTCTAGCATCTTCTTCTGTGACTGTGACAACTTCTCCTCCGTTTGGATTGTCTCTATAAAAATTACACGGAACAGAATAGAAATCTTTGTCAACAGAAACAATAACCTTTTCCCCAGGGAAATTATCATTGTCTTCAAATACGATTCTCGCTGTATCATCTGCTTCTACCCCTTTCAGAAATACCACATTATATTTATCTACCAACCAACTAAGTAACACATCATATATCTTAGGTTTGCCTTTTCTATTATGTTTGTAGGTTGGATTGATTTTCTTTCTAAAGTTATTCTCTATATCACCTACAACAATAACAATCTCACGACCGTCTATGCGCTCTTTGAACCCGTCGATTATATCGTTAAGGTAGGCTTTGCCTCTGGCTACTTCATATACCTCGCAGTATGTTCCTTCAGATATTTCTTTAAGAGCGACACAAGCAAAGCAAGCTTTAATCAGGTATGATTCTATATCTAATATTATATAATCAAATTTACAACTCATTACCTACTAACCCTTTCAGCTATTATATAGAGTACTACAAATACCACTAAAAAGATTATTATGTCCACTAACTAACTCCAATACTTTAACGTCTACTCTTGGATTAGACTTATCTATCTCCCCATCCATATACAGTACTGCTCTAACTATCTTAGCATTATCCTCTGGAAGATAACCCAATTCTACTAGGCTGTCGCAAAAGAATTTATCTACAACGCTACAGATGTTAGCTACATCATATCTACGCTTATCACCCTTATGGACTTCGTATACAATAACACATCCATTGCCACCTAGTTTTTTTATTGTTGACTTTGTCACCTTAGTCTTTTTTAACGCAACCTTGACAACTTCTTTGTATTTCTTTTTAAGACTGTTCAGTACCCTAAAGTGGAGGTTCCTGTAAATATTCAAATTAACAGAGTATCTTCTCTTACCATAAGGTATTGTTATAGGAAGTTCTAAAGATATCTCAGCAGGTTTTCCCATTTCTCCTCCTTTGATTATGATTGATTATACCACTAGTCCGGTTAATAATCAACCCCTCTTTTGGCTGGTTGAGATAAACTTAACTTCCTTCCACACTGAGGACAATACTTATAATAATAGTTAAAGTCTTGATTACAACTATCACAATGGGTATTGAATCTATGGCGTTCGCAATAACAATTGCTGGCTATATCACTAGCCGTTATTATCTTCTTCCTTAACTCATGGGAGCGAACTCTACCTGTCATTGCTACAGTTATAAACTTAATCCTACAGAGAGATATAATATCGTAGATACTTTCTATAGGGATTAGACCAAGGTCCAATGCTACAAGTATCTCATCCAGTACCAACACATCCATACGGCTCTGTTCAATAGCTTGTATTATTTCAGTTACGAATTGTTTATGGACCTCGTAATCCTCGTCCTTAATATTCTTAGGGAGAGCTATCTTCTTGGTACCAGCAACTATAACTTCTACCAAAGGTTGTGACTTAAAGAACTCTACTTCAGAAGATGTCCCGTCTTTCAAGCATTGACCAAACAATACCCTCTTCTTATTCTGTATAGCTCTTACTGTTAGCCCTATGACAGATTCGGTCTTACCTTTGCCATAGCCAAATATAGAAAATACTATTGATTCATTGTCTTTACTTTTCTTTTCCATTAGTAGGTGTCTTTCTTATAATAACTACATCTCCCAAAGGTTTCTGTTTTTTAAACCCAGGGTTAGGAGAAGTCTCCTCCTTGCAGAATTTGTCAACATTAACTTGGTCAATCATGGTATAAGGTTTGATAGGTTGACATTCAATAACTAACCTTTGCTTTGTAGGGTTGTACTTAAACCATACTACCGGTTTGATATCCATAAGAACTCCTTTCTTTAAACTTAGTTTTACTTGCTTGGAATGTGAGGTCTATAGTTCCACAGCGCCCTTGTCTATTCTTCCTGATAATAAGTTCAGCCTTCCCTTTATTGTCTAGCTCATGGGGATTATAAACCTCATCTCTATATAAAAACATAACCACATCTGCGTCTTGCTCCAAACTACCAGAATCCCTTAAATCAGATAAGATAGGTCGCTTATCAGTACGAGTCTCTAACTGTCTGGATAGCTGGCATAAAGCAAGAACAGGTACGTTATATTTCCTTGCTAACTTCTTTAATCCTTTACTGTTGCGAGTAACAATATCGTAATCATCTTTTAATCTTTTATCGTCACTAGCCATAAGTTGAAGGTAGTCTATTATAACTAAACCACACTCACCATATTTACTTTGACAATTAACTATTGCACTTTCTATAGTAGATAACTTGCAGTTAGCGTCATCAAGTATATACAACTTTTTATCAGCTAACTCCTCACTTGCTTTGTATATCTTCTCGTATATCTCTGGAGTAACCATACCATTACTAATCATATCCTGGTTAGTCCCACACATAGAGAACAACTCTCTCTCTGTATATTCATCCAGCCCCATTTCTAAACTGGCGAATACAACTGGCACATCGTTAGCCACATAAGAAGCTATTCCCATAGCGAAACTACTTTTCCCCATTGCCGGTCTAGCACCAAGTAAATACAATCTACCTTTACACAACCCACTAAGAGAGGTATCCAAACTTGGGAAAGAAGTAGCCAATCCTAATATCTTATTCTCAGAAGTCAATACTTTATTTATCTTGTCTACAACATTGTCCAGTCCGGCTATTATATGGGAAAGCTTATCACTTTGCTTTTGCATCATTACGTTTTCTGCACGGGTTTTAACCCATTCAGCAACACTTTCTACATCAGTATTATTATTAAGTTGACTTTGTGCTTCCAGACAAATACTAGCCAGCTCTCTCTTCTTAGCATAGTTTAATATTATCCCACAATAGTTTTTGTAATTACTAGTACAAGCTACATTCATAGCTAAATCATTTATATAATCTCTACCTCCGGATGCCTCTAACTTCTCGTGGAATCTTAACCATTCACTAACGGTAACTATATCCACCTCTTTATCTTTAGATTTAAGGTCAAGTATAGCTTTGAATATTAATCTATGGGGGATTGAGAAAAAAGAATCAACAGATAACCTACTACAAATATCTGCTACTTTCTCAGGAGCTACTAAAGCTATTCCTAATACTTCTTTCTCTGCCTCATCATTGCTCCATTGTGATTGCTTGTTGATATCCAATTCCACTGTCAATCTCCTTTAACTTCTGAACTATATAGTCAGCTACCCTATTAAAACGACAAGTTAAAAATTCTAATTCCGGAGAGTCTATAAGATTCTCTACCCCTTCTTGTTCTATATAAGCCAACGCCTCATCCGATGTACGGATTTTAAAGAAATCTATCCAACCTTCCGGTCTGGTCGGTTCAGGATGTGTACGCAAATACTCTTCTTTAACCCAACCATTAGCCATAACTTGATAATGATTACAGTCTCTATATCTGCGGTACTTGGTCCTCATATCTTGACTCTCATCTCTATGGGCGTGGAGGTATTCTATATAATCATGGAGCTTTCCTATCATCCACTCTACCATGTCTATAGGATATTTCTTAAGCAAACGAGTTAGTTGAACTTTCTTAAGCTTTACTAACCCGTCTTTATCTTGCTTGCCAAGTTTATTAAACCTTAGGTACTTACTTCTATCAGGAGAGAATTCCTCTCTCAATAATAGATATGCTTTCTTTGCTTGCTTAACAGTCAGCCCCTCACAGTACGCTATCAAAATATCTTTGTCATCTCCTACCAGCATACTAGCAGGTTGTTCACTTTTAACTCTAGGCATTGCCACCTGCCAAAGTAAATAGCATATGGAATAGAGCTAACATAAACATCCAGCAACAGATAATCCAAACATTAACTACAAACCTTGTAATCTTATCTTGTATGTTTTCTGTTTGGCACAATCCATATATCATTTCCATTGTAACAACTAGACTCATTATAGCAAATAATATCCCACCCATTTAATCTTTTCTCCTTTCATAGAACTTTAAACAATCTTCCTTGTAGATGTAATCAGCTTGACATCCTATCTCGTAGGAATATACTTGTCTAACTTTACGAGGTCTTGTAAATAATCTTCCGACTACAAATATCGGGTCCCCAGCATCAAGCTCACTCTCAACATAATCAGCTAACCCACTCACACATAATATATTCATAATGTATTTACGGGTTTTGATTTGTCCTTCGCTAGCTCCGGGGTTTTGAGTCACACCATAAGCTCTTATATATCCCCAACGGCTTCCGTCTTCACCAACTCCGGTACTTGTACTAACAACAACACCATGCCAATATATATTCGGTTGAGTATTGACGGCCAGCATTATCTATCTTCTCTAGTTCTGATATCTATAACTTCGCTAAGTACGTTGTCTACCACTCCTTCCCGGTTACCCATAGTCTTTTCAACTGCTCTCCATTCAGCCAACTCTTTTATTTCCCATATATCCCCCTGACCTTCGGGAGCTATCTGGTCTATAGCTGACAGCATATCCATAATGGTTTCTCTCACAGCCGCTATCTTCCAAGTTAATCTGTTCAAGGAATATTCTATATATTTTAATCTTTCAGGATGGACCTTATACTGTTTCTGTTTTGTTGCCATTGTCTACCTCCATATCTATATTAAACTTTTCTACCAAATACTTAACTGCGGGATTTATATTTCTCACGTGGGAAGGAACGCTAGCTATATATCTTAAGGCTGTTGTTTTATCTTCGATAGCTTTGTAATCTATCTCTCTGTTTATATTGTTTATATCCCTTCTTATATCTCTTAGACGCTCCTTCATAACCAGGTGAATCGCCCAATCCTTTAACTTCTTGTAACAATCTTTTGGGCGGGTCAGACGATTACGTAAATAACCGTCCAACATTATACAAGCTTCTGATACTACGTCGGCTCCATACTCTCGTACCAGAGCTTGATGTTGTCTAGCAGTTAAAGAAAACTTTTCGAATTCGATTCGTGTTTTATTCAAAACCGATTTCTTTTTAGTTAATCCTTTTTCTTTTTTTATTTCTTCTTTGGTTCTTTCTTCTTTTTTTGTTCTTTTTCCTATTAGACCTTTTTCTTTTTGCTTTGCTACCTCAAGGAAATCATCAATACTAATAGCTAACTTGTACAAAGTAGACAGTATCACATTCAACATATAACGATTAGCCAGAAGTTCTCTAGCTATATCCATTCTTTCTAATTGTCTCTTTGTATATCTATCTCTATACACTAACGATATCTCCTGCACACCAATAGTAAGCTGGGTCTCCAGACTTCTTACCCAGGAACCCATAACGGTATAGTTTTTTAATAGCCTTATAAGCTCCTGACCTATTCTTATAGCCACAAGCTTTTCTTACTTCTTCAAAAGTAAAAGGTTTATTTTCTGCAAGCTTCTCAGCCAAGAACATCAGGACATCAATACGACATCCTGATAATCTTAGCTTAACAAGAGCAGGATAGGAAAGTATAAACTTATAGGGATTTATCCCAAGAGATTTTAATTCCACTTACCCAACCTCCTAGGTAATCTTTGATTTCTGCTAGGTCAACTCCAGCTTCTTCAAAAAGACCTTTCATTGTGTTGTATATCACAACGTATTTACCAGCCTCTTCTTCAAGATTAAACTCTGGTTTTGGTGGTTGCTGGTATGCTGTTTTCTGGTAGCCACCCCCAGTTCCATAACGTTTACTACCACTAGATTGATAACTTGTGTAACCCATTAGTTACTCCTTTCTTTGAAACTTTTACTCTTTGTTTCTAACCGGTTGTCATATTATTATACATCTGTTATTCTAGTTTGTCAACTGGAATCCCAAAGTATTTTTTTAAATCTTCTTCTTTGTAATCCCACTCTGTCAGTCCATTAATAAGGAATCTAACAGAATCAAGAGGAACATAAGGGACAACTTTCTCCCCTTCAGATTCTATTGTATGTTTTTTTGCATGGCGGATATAACCAAAAGCAGGGCGTCTCCCGCTACATATCCTTTGATTCTCTTTATTATGAATACAATAAACTACATTTCTTAGTGCCATAATTCTTCATGCACCTCCATATATTTTACATCTGACTTCTCACCTTTAATAAGTTTTTCTGTTAAGTGGATTAGGTAAACCAACCCTGCAAAGAGGTGGCCCACTATGATGTCAATGCGTTTCCAAATAATGGCCAACATTGTAACTGGTATCAACACCACCATAGATACAATGACAAATAAATTACCTAGTGCTTTTCTAAACATGACTTCTCCTTTTTATATTTCCTTTTCTATTGCAAGTAGCTCCCCTTTAAAAGCGTCATCAATAGTTGCTATGATATAGGCCTTTGTTATCGGGTCTATCATATCATGTTCGACGAGCCTATCATACACCACATTAATTGAAGCGGCCAATGCGGCTAATATTCTCCCAATATCCTTTAACTGTTTTTCTTCCATAGACTACTGTCTCCTTTCTTTATTTTATCTAACAACTCTTTACTAACAAACCCCTCATACATATCTCTTTCTGCTTCTGAATTTAACCACACCTCCCAACATTCTATTATATCTTGGGGCTCTGCTATTCCTTTTTCTTCAAAGGCTTTAGCATGATGTCCCATATCTACATCTACAAATCTATCACTTACAAAGAACTTAGCAACCGTCTTGCTATCCATTATCCTTATCACATCCCAGTTAGTAATCATTTACTCCTCCCTTCCGCCATATCAATGATAGCTAAAATTTCATTAAGCGAGTCATATCTTAACTCTGTTCCGTCTGCAAATGTATGGGTATCTTCCTGGCAGATATTCTTAATCTCGCTTATAATATTCTCTAATTCAATTTCTCTTGGAGTTTTATAACCAACACTACCGCAATCAATGTTAGTCATTCCGCAATATGGGCATTCGTAGTTACTCATTTACTTAACCTCTTTCCAATATCTATTCCAAATTCAATACCAAGTGCAAACCATAATATACAAAGTACCCATATCATTACTTCCCGTCCTTTGCTTTGTTTATGATATCGAGGATTTTATTTCTCGTAAAATAATTACAGTTTACGTCGTCATTTATCGGACATCTTATAAACTTATCATCGCTGATTAATTCCTCAATCTCATCAAGGGCTTGCTTGAGTTTTTGGTTTTCTTTTTCCAATTCTTGCAAGCAATACTCGTTTGCATCAGCATTCTTTTTAGCTAGGTTAACAACTGTTTCGTATTTAACATTTAACTCTACGATTTCATTTGATACCTCTTCACACTCTTTTTCTTTGCGTTGGAGCTGTTTGAAGTAGCAGGCGCCTTTATCTATACAGCTATCGTAAGTTTCTATTACATCAGGAATATTGCAAATACCCTGGGCATAATATTCACACCCACTCACATCCACGCCATCAATTATTATCTGTTCTTTATCTGTCATCATTCCACCTTCCTATCTTTAAGAAATCTTTCATAACTCTCCATTAAATGGTTGTCAGCCTCCTCTTGGTTATCCACATCTGACCAGAAAGAATCTACATAACCACCTGGGATATAAAACCCACCGTCTTTCTTAATAGACCTTCTCAAGTCCTCATTCGGTCTACTACATGCACTGCCCCCGTTAATCCCACAGCGTATTTCATTAAGATTCCAACTAACTATTCTAAAAAAGGAAGGGCTACAAAGATATGCAACCTGTGGGATTAACCCCTCTGTTCCTTTGATAGTAAGAACTGTACCTAGATTGTATTCCCCACTGACTGTAGTGTAATGGGCTAGATGAAAGTTGACCACGACTTTTTGTAAAACCAATTGATTTATAAGCTTCATAATAGCTATTGTCCTGCGATTAATTGTATCTGCCTCAACGTCTCCACAATAACCAATATCTACATAGATATCTATAGATTCTACAGGAGTCAACTCATCCATTCTTAAACAGCATTCAGGTTCCCCTGAGATGACTGCTCCCATATCATAGGCACAACCTTCAACTCCCATAGCTATCCCCATAGGAGAATCTAATGGAGAAGAAGCGGTAGAAGAAAGCTGTTTTCCAAGGGCTTCGGTAGAAACAATATCTCCAAACATTATCTTTTCTTTTTCCTCTGCCCAAGTTTTTGCTCCTCCTGTAAAAGACCTATCGATACTTCGTCGACTAAATGTTTCGTCCAATGGAGAAGCATCCAGCCAGGATTTCATTTGGGTAAGTGAATCAAACTCTTCAACCAGATAACCTGCTTGTTTAAAAGTTCTCGGTTTATAAGCTAACTGTGTGGGGTTTAAATCTTTATCTTCTATCAACCCTGCCATTACTGTACCTCCTCGTCAAAACTTATATCAAATCTTTCAATCTTTCCATCTATTTCTATTTCTACTTCTATTCTCCAGGGTCCTTTTACGTAGTTGTCTCTATCCCCCCCGAATTTCGGATTAGCCTTCACACTTGACTTCCACTTTCTGAATGAGTTGATTAAGTGGTTGAATTCTGCTTTAGACAGGTCAGCGACGTTGTCACCTACATACACTTTCGCACCTCCTCCATGATATTCTGAAAAGAATTGATGACCGACTATTAAGCTGTAGCTACTTGCCCAATTCCAGACCCTACTGTTAATGTCCCCATTTCTACTTGCTATTGCAATATAAGCCTCGTCCTCGTTTGATGTATAGTTCACAAGTTGCATACTACATTTATCTTTTATACAAGTAAACCGTATTTTGCATGATGTAGAATATTTTATAGACTGGGGTGCTGGCTCTTCCCTTTTAGAGATAGAGTTTAGACTAACATTTCTGAGCGCCTTGGCTTTAACATCTTCCTCCACTCCCTTAAAGACTACCATATCCAACACTTCCGTAGGTGAAAAGCCTTGTTCTAATAAATCTGCTCCGTCCATTAGTGCACGGGGTGACGCTGTGATTTTAATCTTTTCTTTGTCGATGTTCTCCCTTACCTTACTTATAATATCGAACCATTCAGGATTACTAGTTAACGCCCTCTCTAATCCCTTGTCATATCCTACCTCTACAACTATAAACCTATCAAGAGTAGCTGCGTCAAGCCTGTTACGTCCGATATATTCCATAGTTGCTCCCTTCCCGTAGGTGTTACAAGCGCATACACATACAAAGTCAGGATGTTTAGTGACAATCTTATCGGCAAAACTACAATGACCGTTAGCTAGTAAGCTGTTAAGAATAGTTACAACCCCGGCGTGAGCGGCGTCAAACTCATCCAATAATAACAGCCCTCCCTTTTCGTAAGCTTCTCTTACTGGAGTCGTCACATAGTTACCTTGCGCATTAACAAAGCCCAACAAGTCCGACTTAGTTGTTTGTAAACCCACACTCATAGGATAGAATGGAAGCTGGAGAGATTCAGCAACACATCCAGCGAGGTGAGTTTTGCCAGAACCCGCAGGACCTACAAACATAATGTTCTTTTCTTTTCTTTTTACAGATGAAAGGATTTTAACCACCTTCTCAAACGCAGGATGAACTAATTCCTTTTTAGGTTTTGTTGGTTTCCCTAACGTAATAACCAGAGGTTTATCTGCTACTAGACTGGAGATATAATCGTCTAGTTGTATTTGTTTCTTTTTTATCTCTTCAATCTTTAGGTCGATTGTTTTTTCAACTGATTGCAATTTATTTTTAACCTGTTCTTTGGCTTTCTTGTCTACCTCCTCAAGACTTTTACCAACTAAAGAGACAATAGCCTTTTCAATCTCATTCATTTAAAATCCTCCTATTTGTCTAAAATTTCTCTTGTTCTGTTCAACAGTTCCTGTCTTAACGCAAAGTTATGTGCGGTTAGAGTACCGCTATTATTAATACTTACCATAGGTACTAAGGAGTATTTCTTGCAGAATTCTCCCATTAGCTTACTACATTCTGGCAATACTTTTGTCAAATACTCATTAACTATAGCTTTACTCAACTCGTCCCTTGTCGATTCTTTGGTTCCCGGGGCAAACCCATATACAACAGTATTGCTTGTTTCAATAGCTAATAGATAGGGGTTCTCTCCTTCGTTTACAAAGTCGGATATGTACCCTGTTGCTTGGTCTATATATCCTGGATAGTTGTCTTCTAGGTAGCGATTGAGACTAATTGCTTCAACAATACCCTCCGATGTTATGTCTGCTGTTTTACTTTTCATTTCTTTCCCTCCTGATTTTATTTAATAACTCCTCGGCAGTAGGTAAGAAGTCCTGGCTGTCCTTCTCTTTTCCTGCTTCCTCTATTATTCTAGTAGCCTGCTGGATTAACTTAATACTTGCCCACTTGTTGATAAAACTATCTAACGCTTCCACTGCTTCGTTGTCTTCCACCTTTATAATGTCGTACACATCACGCCTATGTTGCGAAGGCGCTCCTGTGATTAGCTCCATATATTGAAGTAGTCTGTTAGCTAATGGTGTAGTCTTTAGCTCATTAACCAAAACAATTGTAGCTATTTTGTTTACATTATTCAATAAGTATTTGTCATCCATTGTTAAGCCTTCCTTTTTCTTAAACTATGGGCAATGAAGCAAACCTTTTTTGCACTGAGACAAAGCTTGCAATCTTTCATACACTTCTTACCCTCGGCCGGGTCGATTGTTTGCAACGGGCATAATGAATAACCGTTTTGTTTCAAGGTTTTGATATAGTCTTCGTCCCCGTAGTTCTTTCCAAATGGAGTCATTGAATTTATTATATTCACATTAGGTAACTCGTTAAGAATCCTAAGGGCATTAGGGTAGAGGTCAAAACATTTACTATACCCGTAGAACTTAACTTCAGGAAGAGACTTAGCTATTTTTATCCACTTAGCTATATAAATCAAGTCGTAAAAGTCCCCGCTCTCATGGATTCTAATTATCTTAAAGCCCTTCCTTTTTATCTCGTCAATCATCAACATTGTAAAGGCCGAAGTTTGCGACAAGGCATAGTTATCTGCTCGTCGGGCGTAGACATTTGACCAGCGATTCTCTTCTGCCAGCGCATAACAACTTGCTTTACAGTCCTTACAGTTAGGACAAGTCACTACCGCAGGCAAGGAAAATATCCCGACAGAGCGGTCTAATTTTTTATTCCCACTTGTCAACATTGTCCTATCCTTTCATTGCTTTCATTATTTCGTCTGGTGTTTCGTGGACGGAAATATAATTTGCTCTTGCAGATGATGAGATTATGTCTGTCCCGTTGTCCTCATCCTCTCTTATAATCGCAAAGATATTATCACTGTTGACTATAAGTTTACTTCCGTCGTAAAAGTTTGTTAGTTCTATAAACATTATACCTCCATTTCTTTTAACATAAGCTCTAACTGTTCTTTGTCTTCCTTGGTATGGGAATCTAACCACCACATACACTCGAAATCCATACAGCTATCACAATTAAGCTCGTCATATTCTCTTATAAATTCTCCGTTGTCGTCGACATCTATACAATGACCGACTATCCTAGGTATGCAAGACTGACTAGTCAGCCCACATTCTTGCTCTATTTCTCGGACTTGCTCCGGGGTTAAAAATACCTCATCACTAGCCCTTATAATTGGTTGCATTCTATCTGCCATAAAGTTGCTCAACCTTTCGTTATACCGTTATTTTACTAATATAGTTGCCAACTCCCTTAGTATTGGTTCGACTAAGTAGTCGATTTCTAAAGAATTGTTGATTGTTGCCCAAGCTTTTATAGTCCGAGCTTGATTCTGTATTATACAAAGCGATTCCACGTCCACCGGAATTTGTATACTGGCGGGTGGGTTTGGCTCTCCGTAAGTGTTTTTTTCCTCTGTTGTCATCATATATGGTATCTCCCTTCTATCCTACAATTAGGAATACAAAAATTACTAAAGAAAAAACCCCCTAACAATTAGGGGGCTGGTTTGTAATAGAGTATAATATGTCCAAAATATTTACTAGTTGTTTATGCGTCTATCCCTTGTCAACCACATCCCAATATTAGTAGGATAAGCCACGTAATCCCCTCGGTTGTAATAGATTTTATGAGGGTCTGTCACTTTTGCCCTCGGCGGAACAGTAACCCAGCTAGCAGATTTGTAAAGATTAGGTTTGCTTGCTGCTAGCAATACGGCTTGTCTGTCACGCTCTTTGGCAATAGCTCGTGCGACTTCCAATTTGAGACGGCGGTTAGAGATATGACGCTTCCTTGGTTTCTCTTCCATAAAGCGTTTACCCTCTTGCCTTCCTTCTATAAGCTACTAAACCATATAGCATATATGGGTTTTATATAGTAGTTGTACCTTTGCGGTTTGGATTGCTGACAGCTCGTAAGCTGTATGGTCCAGCCGGTTATCCTAACCACTCTTACATACTACCAGATAAAAAAACTTTTGTCAACAAGTTGACTTTTATATTTGTAATATATCTTAACATTTCCTCGGTTTACGCCCATAGTACGACTTTAAGCGGAGCCTACCATCTGGAGGTAAGCAATTACGAATAAATTGGAATATATTGCTACCGCCGATAGGTGGGTAATAAGTTAGCTTGCAGGTGGTGGAGCCTACTCGGAGATAAGCAATTAGACAATCTCCACCGCCTTTGATAGCTTCAAGGTCTATAAATACTACCATACATATAATGCCTTTGTTTGATATTAAACGTTGTATATTATACCACAAGAATAAATTGTGTCAACCCAGAGGGAATGGGTGAACAGTTGATTGATTGTTCAATTGTTATTTATTTCACGATTAAAAGTAAGTGTGTGGATATGGGGGTCGGAGAGAGGTGTTACCACCCCCTCCTCTCCTCTCTCTCTTTGTTGACCGGGGGCTCTTCCCCGTCGAAGGGACTCCGACGGTGGTGTCGTTGGTTGGG